CCCAAGAAGAATAAAATCCAATATTTTGTCCATTTCAAATTTCTGCCCGGACTAGGTTTTTATGGCTTAGGATTAATTCATATGATTGGCGGATTAAGTCGTACTGCAACTGCGGCTCTCCGTCAGTTATTAGATGCAGGGACATTATCAAATTTACCAGCAGGATTTAAACAAAGAGGCGTTAGAGTTCAAGATGACGCTACAGCGATTCAACCCGGAGAATTTAAAGATGTAGATACTCCAGGTGGAAATCTAAAAGATGCTTTCGTATTCTTACCTTATAAAGAACCATCGCAAACATTATTACAGCTGATGGGGATTGTAGTTCAAGCAGGACAGAGATTCGCATCAATTGCTGACATGCAAGTTGGTGATGGGAACCAACAAGCAGCTGTTGGTACAACCGTAGCTCTTTTAGAACGTGGTTCAAGAGTGATGTCAGCAATCCATAAAAGACTATACTCATCACTAAAGAATGAATTTAAATTACTCTCAAATATTTTTAAAACTTACTTACCTCCTGAATATCCTTATGACGTTCCAGGGGCCTCAAGAAATGTTAAGGTTACAGATTTTGATGACAAGGTAGATATTTTACCGGTAGCTGATCCAAACATATTTTCAATGAGTCAAAGAATATCAATGGCACAAACACAATTACAATTAGCTCAATCTAATCCACAAATGCATAATATGTATATGGCTTATAGAAATATGTATTCAGCAATTGGTGTAAAAGATATTGATTCAATATTACCTGCACCTCCAGCTAATCAACCAAAAGATCCGGCGTTAGAGCATATTGATGCAATGGGTCAAAAACCTTTTCAAGCGTTTCCAGGTCAAGATCACAGAGCCCACGTTACAGCACACTT